CGATAATATGATTCACAGAGAGTTTATGGCAGAAGTTTTTGTTGAGTTGAAACATAAGGTGCAGAACATGCGCCTGACTCGTTTTTACTCAAATTTGAGAAATTCATGTGGCTTTGTTTCATACAGACCACAAATGAGTTCAAAAACACCCAAAATTGATCCCAAAGATGCAGAGAAACTTGATCGCAAACTATGGGGTCCAGATGATTTTAAATACGCAGAAGATATCAAAACTGCGTTTAGGCAGAAATTTCAAGCCAAAGATCATCATAAACGTGGTAAGAAAAGGAAAAATTTCACACCACACATGGGCTTAGCCCAACTTGTAGCTGGGAATTTTGATGTACCAAGCTTTTTACTCGATGAAATTGAAGACATTGTTGCTTTATTAGTAGCATGTAAGGGGTGTGCCTCTTTAACTCAATTTTTATCTATTGTATTCTTGTATGTCAAAGCTCGAACAAATTTCTCAGTAGCACGTGCTGTTTACGAATATTGCTCAGAATTGTTTCACGACATTGAGTATGATGACAGACATAAACGTGCGCGAGAGTATACCAGCGCATTTGATGCACATTCTGGCACAGTTGGTGACAAACCAGCTTGGCTAAATTTGTTTTCTGATCTCGTCCAAAATTGGTCTTTGATTATCGATAATGGATTAACTGCACAGATTATGAAACTCATGTGCATGGTGGTGTCTCTAGGATTGTGTAGCACCACTGATTTGAACTTTTCTGTTAAAGGTTTTAAAATTTTTGACGCTGATGCATGTGTCAAAACTTTGGATACAAAGAGTCTCATTGATTCTATATTGAACTTTGTTCTTTATTTTGTTGAAGGAGCATGGATGTGCTTCCAAAAACGTAGTATCACACCTTTAATAGTTGGCAATGCTGATTCATCTGACATGGATGCCCAATACGCTGATATTTGTGCTATGTGGGATCTTGTGCGCAATGGAAATTTGAAAAAGATGCGCAATTTGGAAGATCATGAATTTGATATGACTCTTGAGAAATTTACGAGTCGTTTGAAATTATACATGAATTCAGCACCTGCTTTTGAACGTAAAATTGCTACGGATCGTTATACAAAATTGTTGACAATGCGTAATGATTACGTTTCATTGAAATTGGCAGTTTCAATTCGTGAAGCACCTTTTGCTATCGAATTGTTTGGCGAAAGTTCACAGGGAAAAACTACTTTAGGAGAACTTATTGAAAATTGTCTTTTACAGGCGGCTAAGCTGCCTATGGGAAAAGAGTATAGGACAATCATTAATTCTTCTGACAAGTTTGATCCTACGATGAAAACAAACACTATTGTTGTACGCGCAGATGACTTTGCGAATGACCGTTCTGATACAACAAATGTGAATATCACACGTATGATTTTGGATTACATAAACAATCAAATTGCCTATGCTAACAAGCCTGAGGCACAAGATAAGGGTAAGAGTTTTATTGAAGCTCTTTTGTTTATGTTGAGCACAAATGTAAAGGATTTGGCAGCTGGTGCTTATTCCAACTGTCCTTATTCAATTCAACGTCGTATGAATTATGTGATAACCGTTGAAGCTAAAAGAACTCTGCAGAAAATTTCGAGTTCAGGAAAAGCTTGCGGTTTGGATTCATCTAAAGTGATCGCATCTCACACTGATGCAGATGGTGTTTATCGTCCACCTGAGATTGACGATACTTGGTTTTTGACAGTTGAGAGAGCTGTTCAGCCAGAAAAACTTAGCGATGTTGCAACATATGAAGTTGTATCTGATCCTAGCACTGGCC